AATGATCTAAGAAGTTAGAACCGTAAACCCGAAGCGCGGCCGGCGCGAAAACCGGCCACTAATCACCACCCATGAGTGACGCGGGCGCAAAATGGCACTGAGAGATTCCGTTCTTAATATCGTAATCCGAGCCCGTGACGCGACAGGCAACGGCTTAAGGCGGCTGCGTGGCAGCTTGGGCGGCGCAGAAACCCAGGCCAACAATCTGGCCAGTAGCATCAAGCGAGCTGTTGCTGGCGTTGCCGCACTGGCTGCGACCTACCTATCGCTACGCGCGATTACCGGATTTTTCACCAGCGCAGTAAAAGAAAGCGCAGATTTCGAAGAACAGCTGGCCAGAGTAAAGGCCGTGAGCGGAGCCACTGCTGAGGAAATGGCTCGCCTGAAAGCGGCAGCCACCGAAATGGGGGCTGCAACAACGTTCAACGCCAGCCAGGCCGCGAACGCCATGGAAACCCTCAGCCGTGCAGGCTTGAACACCGAACAAACTCTGCAGGCCCTGCCGGAAGTCCTCGCACTGGCGCGAGGCAACAGCATCGAGTTGGCGGAAGCGGCAGGCCTGGTCACACAATCTATTCAAGGCATGGGCGCAGAGTTTGACCAATCGGGCCGGTACGCGGACGTACTGACTCGCGCCGCTCAGCGAGCCAACACAAGTGTGGTCGGCTTGGGGCAAGCCCTGAGCTATGCCGCACCGACTGCCCGCGCATTAGGCCTAGACGTTGAACAGACTGCCGCACTTGTCGGCAAACTGGCGGACGCCGGCATCGATGCGAGTCGCGCTGGTACTGCGCTGAACAGTATTTTCAGTCAGTTCCAAAACCCTGCATCGAAGTTTCGCGGCGAACTGGACGCCCTCGGCATCACCACCAACGACTTTGGCGCCGCACTTGAGCAACTGGAGTCCAGCGGCGGCAAAGGCCAGGCCGCGATCAATGCCGTGGGCCAGGAAGCCGGCCCAGCACTGCGCTCGCTGCTGGCACAAGGCACAGACAGCCTGCGCGAACTGGAAGCGGAGCTGCGCAACGCCGGCGGGGCGGCGCAGCAAGCTGCAGACACAATGGACGACACTTTGCCGGGTGCGCTCGAGCGACTAAGCAGCGCATGGCGAACCCTTCAGCGGTCTATAGGCGACAACGTGCTAGGCCCCGCTAAGAAAGCGGTAGACGAACTGGCGGACGGCATCCGGCAATTTGTCGAAGACGGCGGAGCGGAGGAACTGGGCCGGCAATTCGGCGAAGTGTTTACAAAGATTACCGACCAAGCCCGTGAGTTCATGAAGACCTTTGATTTCAAGGGGGCCATGGATAAAGCCGCGAGCGCCCTGGAGACTTTCGGAGAAAAAGCGGAAAACACAGGGCGAGCACTGGAGCTGACCGGCACTGTCATCAGCACCGTCTGGAACGGCGTCGGCTTCCTCGTTGGCGGAGCCATGGCCACGATTGCCAAGGGCCTATCGCTTGTTGGGTTTGGCGCCAGCGGAGCCATCCAGATCCTGAACAAGCTGGGCATTGTATCCGACGACTTCGCCGCCAAAGCGAGCATGCATGCCAACGCACTGAACGCCTCCGCCGACGCCATGATGAATTATTCGGTCGGCGCGCTAACCCAAGTAGGCCAGAACCTTGGCGTGGTTGCGGAAGAAACCGAAAAGGCCACCGTGGCCACCAAGGCCCAAACGAAGGCCGCGCAAGACGCCGCCGTGGCCAACAACTTCTGGGCCTGGGCCGCCAAAAATACGGCCGAAGCCCAGGCCGAAGTCGGCGCCGAAGCTGCAAAAACCGCCAGAGAAACCGAGTCGCAGACCGAAAACGTCCGCAAGCTCAAGGCCCGATACGACGAATTAAAAGCCAGCGGAACGGCATCGGTGCAAGAACTGGGCGCTGCGCTGGTCGCTTTGAACCAGGCACAAGATGACGCCGTGAAATCGTCCTCCCGCCTGGAAGCAGCCTACCGAACGCTTGGCGTCACCAGCCAGGCAGAACTGAGGCAGGCAGCCGAAACCGCGAAAACATCGTTTCAGGCCATCCAGGACAGCGGCACGGCGAGCGCGCTGGACATCGAGTCAGCGTTTAAAGCCTACGCAAAGGCCGCGCAGGAGTCTGGCGACGAGGCGATTATAACCACCGCAGCCATGGCCGGCGCCGCCGCCGGCGTGGTCGAGGACATGGGCGCCGCAGCCGATAGCGTGGCGGAAGTCGGCAAACAGGCGGAAGTTGCCGCCGGCAAAGTCGACGGCTTAAAAGGCAGCACCGACGAGGCGGGGGATGCGCTAGAAGATGCAGGCAAGCGCGGCGCCACCATGGGGGACTTCTACGGGGCCGTCATCAGCTCCGCCCGGGTAGCGGTAGCGAAACTGTCAGACGCAGCCAGGGCTCTCTTTAATCAGAAAACGGGCCTTGGCGACATGGCCTTTGAAGCCAAAAGCGCCACCGAGTCTTTAACGGAAGTGAGCGCCGAGCTGGCGGAAGTGAACCGCCGTCTGCTTTTAACGGGCGCCGGAGACTGGCTGAACCGCTGGGTGCGGGAAGTAAAGGTGGCCAGCCTTGAGACTCAGAAAGCCTTTTTAGTCCAGGCGGCCTCAGTCGAAAACATGCAGCGGGCCGTCGAGAGCGGCACCTATTCGATGGCTGAGCTGAACCGCCTAAGCAAGAGCGCCGCCAGTTCGTTCTCGCTGTTAGGCGACCAGCAACTATCCGGATTGAACAGCGCGATCGACTCAGCCCGAAGCAAGATGGACGGCCTGAACAGCAGCGCAGAATCAACCCTGAACTCCCTAAGCCAGCGCCTCGCTGAAATACAAGGCGACACCGAAGAAGCCCAACGGCTGCAGTACGAAGCCGAAAAGAAGCGCCTGGTTCAAATGCAAAGACAGGCTCAGCAGGAAGGTGCCGACAACGCCGCCGCTGACTACGGCAAAGCGCTAGACCAGTTGAAACAAATCAATAGCATCGAACAAAAAAACCGCACTGAGGCTGAAAACGCCCGTGAAAAAGAAGCCGCCGATCGAGCCGCCCAGCAGGATCAGGCCGAGCGCGAGCGCCAGTCATCCGAGCGCCAGCGCAACACCACCACAAATAACCAACAAAGCCAGTCCAGATCACGGCAAACCATAGTGCTGCAAAGCCCTGGTGGTGGCCAAACCGAAATTCAAACCGAAGACCCGCAAGGCCTGCTGCAAATACTGGAGCAAGCCGGACTCAGGAGCGCCCGATGACCCTGGAAATCAGCCTTACCGACGGGGCCGCCGTAATCAACCTGCCGCCAGACCTAGAGTGGCGTGACGAGTTCGAATGGACGCCGGTGGAGCACAGCACCGACTACAGCATGACAGGCGCCCTGGTAGTGCAAGAAGGCGAGCGTCAAGACGGCCGCCCCATCACCCTATTCGGTGGCCGAGGCGTTTGGGTCGAACGGTCAACCGTTGAAGCGCTGTATGCCATGGCCAGTGTGCCAGACCAAGTTATGACGCTGGCACTTTGGGGCCGCACATTTTCCGTGATATTCCGCCGGCCCGCTATCGACGCTGAAGCCATTCGCCGCCTGGCTAACCCCGGGGCAACTCATAAGTACGCCATCACCATCAACCTAATGGAGATCACCCCGTGACAATAACCAGCGACCAGATCGTACTCGCCGAATCCGAAGTGATGGCTGACACCGACGACGGCGGCGGGCGAATGAGTGGCCGGCTGGTTGTCAGCGGAAAAGTCAATAACACGTTCCCCGACATTTCGCGGGTAGACCGGGTTTATGGCCGCGTGAATCTGCGAAAGCTGTACCTGTACATCAACGCCGCCAACCAAGACACGCTACTCGGCGCACACACCATCCTGAGCCAACGGCCAACCGACCCGAACGTACACGCCCTGCTGTTCACCACAGGCAGCCACACCGACCGCCGTGCCGAAGCGCAAGACCGAATCGAGAGCTACGTTGTCGCCAGCACCGAGGCATCGTTCTGGCTATGGGGCCGGCAGCTTTCAGGCCAGCGCGCGGTCCAGGCCCTGGCTTTCCCCAACAACCAGCGTGACCCAGAGCCCGGGCAGATATTCGTTTTTACAGACCTGACCGCGGGCGTCGAGCAATACGTGCGGGTAACCGGCGTCGAAATTGGCGAACAGACCTTCATACAAGACCGGGGCAACAGCTATTACCCATTCCGGCTCAAAACCTACACGATTGAACTGGCGCAACCCTTGCGCGAGGAATTCCAGGGCAGCCCGCCAAGCCCCACCGGCAACATTAAAAGCAGCACAAAGATCCTGCGAACCCAAGTCGCCGACGCCGCAAAGTACATGGGCGCCTCGCCTCTGATCGCCCCGGCTGCCGTTGGCGACCGCGTCATAAAAGTGGCCAGCGCATTTGCACCTTTAGTGCCCAGCGCCCAATCCGAAAACGCCATTACCGATCAGGCCGCCGGCGCACTGGCCTCAATCATCAGGCCAGCCAGCACACAGCCCGTCACAATATCCAACATAAGCGGCGTAACCACAGACGCAAACGGGGCGGGCGTTTACTACACAGGCCGCGCGATCGTGCCAGGCTCCCTAACCATCACCGGCACCAACGGCGAGTACAGCGACCGGGGCGGCCTGCTTGAGCACACAGGCGGCAGCAACCGCATCAACGAAGAACTTAGCGTGGTGGACTACCTGAACGGCGAAGTTCGAGCGGTATATTCGGGCGGCAGCACAAGCTACTCAACCAGCATCACCTTCACACCAGGCGCCGCCATAAGCCAGCAAACCAAACAGGCATCGCTGGAGGTCAACCAGCAAACCCGATCGCTGACCTGGGTATACCAAACCGACCCCGTCGCGGCGATCGCCACCCTTTCCGTGGAATACCGCGCACAGGGGAGCTGGTACTTTCTGAAAGACCAGGGCGCGGGGGAACTAGAAGGCGACGGCGCCGGAACCGTGGATTACGCCACCGGTACCGCGGCATTCACCCTGGCGGCATTACCCGACGCCGGCACAGAGATCATCATCGCCTGGGGCGAAAAGCAGGGCACCGTGATCGAAGCCGGCACCAGCACCCCCGCAACCCCGATCGTCCGGATTGAAATCGGCGAAGCCTTCAC